ACGGTCTATCCTACCGCTTGTTCCGAGGCCATTTATGTCATAGGGGGTGATGAGCCACTCAATCGTAAAATCGTCGTCGTGCGCCCACAAGCCATAAGGAATATCGTCGCTTGTGTCACTTGGAGTCCCTTCAATATCAACGATATTTTCGGAATAAGGGATAACAACATGAGCATTACACATTATGGGGAAAACTAAACTTTTCCTCTTTCCAGCATAAACATCATACATTAAAAATCACCTCATGGGAAAATATTCGCTTGCTTAAACTCCATAGTAAAGCCTACATCGGTTGTGTCCGATTCGAGAGTAAATCCAAATGACTGTATATAGCCGCTAATTCCCTGAGAAGTTTGGCTATCGGGAAATTGATTTGGAAAGGGAACTCTTTTATTATCTTTAGTATTTGCCGAACCTCTAGCAGAAAAAGTTAGAGGTATAAGGGTTCTAAGAGGGCTTCTTATATTATAATCGGAATCTACATTAGAAGGAATTAATATAATTAATTCATTAAAATTTTGGTATTTAGCGAGACTAGATGAATCAACACTTGCTGCTATCATTTGAGCAACTTCCTGTGCTGTGAAGTTTAATCCTCCGGAAGTATGGCTTTTGATTAAATCTACATCAGTAATGAAACCTTGAAGAGAAATGCCCTTTTCAGCAGACCCGAAATCCGCACCAACTGTTAATGACTCTCCAGTAGTAAGACTGGATAAAGGAACTGTAAAATCCATTACCTGCCTATTTACATTAATAGTAACACTAGTTACTTTTAATGGAATAGTATCTATATTTAAATCAGTAGAATCTTTTCCGAAAGCATTTAGTTTTATGTAAACATATGACATCATTTCACCTCTTTATCAAATAAATCCGGGAGAACCCATTCTTCTATTTATTTTATTTCCTATCTCTTTTGCTATTTTATCAGTAATTCTTTTTAGTTCTTTGTCTGATGTATCTCTAGCATTTATAGTGATATGGAAATTGTTGTTGTTTATAGTATCTCCTTTACCTGAAACCATCTCCTTAGAGTCTTTATTAGAATGAACTCTAGAACCTTTTGGTAAACTAACTAATTCTGGTCCTCTTTCTCCAACAACTGCCATTCCTCCTGCACTGACTCCACCATCAGCAAAGAACTTCATTTTCTTCAAAAGCCACTTTCCGAATCCGTAAATTACAGCCATAACACCAACGATAATCAAAACGGGCGCACCGAGAACAGCCGCAATAATACCTCCTGCAATAACAGCAATTAAAAGAATAGTTTTAGCAATTTTATTTCCTGTTTCATAGTAGCCTTTTAACCATACCTTAACTCTATCATACAGACTTATAAAGAAATCATAAATAAATACTCCTAAAAATTGTCCTAAAGCAAATACTATCCCACCAAGAACCCCCAATAACCCTCCGATTATTTTGACTACTCCCATAACTGCTTGTTCTATTCCGCCGCCATTAAAAGCCGCATCCCATAAATCCATTATTCCTTCCCAAACCAACTCAAACATTTCAGATATGAATGATAGCGTAGGTTGAATGGCTTTCCATGCCTTATCAAGACCTTTAAGAATAGATGGCCCTAAAATTGCTATTATTGCTATTAGACCCACTATGTAAAACATACTCATAAAGAAAAACTTAAGACCCACACGAATAAATGTTCCGATACCTTTCATTAAATTACCTGCGCTCTTCATTATTTTTTTAATCTTTTTTCTAAACATAGAGTTTGCTCTTACTTTGCCTTGTGCCTTAGCAAGCACTTCTCCTTGTTTCCTTAAAGATTTTGATTTTTTATCTCGGTTTCTTATTCTTACACCTAATTTTCCGGTGTCTTTACCTTCTTGTAATTTATTTTGTAAACCTTCATCGTATTTTATTCTAGCCTTTTCTCTTTTACTTCTTTCTGCACCATCACCAAATACTTTAGGTCTTTTTCCTTGCGCTGCTTTATAGTCTTCAATAATTTCCAGTTCAGCATCTCTTACTAAATTACGCCTATCCCTCAATTCTTGACTTAATCTACTTGTCTTATTTCTTACTGCGGCTACTTCATCTTTAGCGGATTGAAGTTGGGCTTTATGTTCTGCTTTTCTGTTTAATTTTGCTATTTTTTTAGCCGCCTTATTTGCTCTTTTTTCTCTTTTTTTGAGCATCTTTGCATGGCCTTCATCACTTAAATCTACTTCAAACATTTTTCCCGGTTTGAAACCTAATGTCTTTTTCCAAACCTTTCCTAGCATAGTAAAAACATTATTGGCTTCTTCTCCATCTGCTGACATAGCCCTCAAAGCACCAGATGTAAACCTTAATCCGGTTGAAAACTTATTTACTATTCTAAACATTCCGGGCGGTAAAAACCCGTACATGACTCTTCTAGCGGTACTGGCCTCGATTCCAAATATTTTGATTTTTTGACTTGTTCCGGTCAATAATAAATCTAAATACTCCATACCAGTTACTAATTTGCCAGCATTAGCAATATCAGAAAACTCCAGTAAATTATCATAACTTTGTTTAACATTTAAACTTAGTATATTAAATTCTCTTCCTTGATTTTCTAGTCTTTTGGTTAATACAGTAGCCACTTGGCTTCTAGTTAGACCTAGTTCTACATCTTCTTCATTCGCTTTATTTAATGCTTCTTGCTTCAGCCTTTGAGATTCGGTATATTTTGCTTTTTGTTCGGCTCTTATTTTTTCATACCGTTCTGCCTTTGCTATTTTTTCTTGTCTTTTTGAGGCTTTTAATTCTAAATGAGTTTTTATTTTAAGAGCCTTTGATTGGTTTTCCATCCGTCTCATAATAGACCTATTTACATCTCTACTTCTAGCCGCAGCGAGCGTAGATTTTCTTTGAACCTTCAAAAGAGAACTCATAGCCGCTTCTAACTTACTTACGGAAGAAGTTAAATCGGCCATGTCAGTCATAACATCACATCTTTTTTTCCATTTTTGCCAGTTCTTCTGCTTCTATTTGCTTTATTTGGTAATGTATTGCCAACATATCCATAACTAAGGAAGCGGGCATAGCATATACTTCTAAAGGATTTATAGAAAAGGTAGTGGCTAAAGTATAGACGATTAATTGAGAAGATATTTTGGGATTATTTTCCTTCCCGTCAATCACTCGTCTTATTCTTCGTTTTTTCCTTCATCCCCCTGCGAATCATCTAAAGGATTCGGGAGAATGTCTTTAAGTTGATTACCCACATAAGGAGTTAATCGGAGAATATCAATTGCTGATAAGTGAGGCTCAGTCTTAGTAATGAAGTTCTCTACCATGTATCTAAACATAGCATTTAAATCAATTTCAACATCTTGATTTTTCGCATCAATTTTCATTAATGTATTCATCGCTTTATCAACCTCAAGCCATGTGGGTTCTTTGACCCAGACTTTAAGGTATTCATCACTTTTAGGTGCTACTTTAATGTAATGTAGCGTAGGCTCTTGTAGTGCAAATAGCACAGTCTTATCAGTTATTACTTTTTTATTTAACATATTCTCCACCTTTAATACCAACAAACAAACAAACGGTGTTGGTGGAATGTAATTAAGTTACCTATTCGGAAACTTCTTTTTGTGCTTTTGATTTCTTTACCTTTTTATTTTTGGCTTCTTGTCTTTGCTTAAGAACTAACGCTCTTTTTTCACTTTTAGTATAACTCATAAAATCACCCCATAAGAACGAAGTCCGTGATAACTTCACAACCAACGGCTGTATTTCCTGCCGTATTAACAGTTGAAAGGCTTCTTGGCTTAATGGTTGAACTGAAACTAATTGGGCCTTTATCTTCAGGAATGGTAATAGTAGTAGTATCTAAGAAATAATCTTCAAAGTTAAGAACAATCTTTTCAGAAGTATCTGGCTTTTCAAAGACGAAACGAACTCGACTACTTGTAGCAATTTCTTCTGTTTCGTTTAACATTTCTTTAAATAGCATATCATCAGTAACAACTGCTTCAAAAGTAATTTCATAAGTACGCTGTGATGGAATCCCTTCCTTCATATCACGGTGTCCACCCATATATCTCTTGTCTGCTAAATTATTGTTAATAACGATACTGACAGAATTAACCTTCAAGAACTGTTGCCCAAATGCTTCAAAACTACCTTGAGAGAAAAAGAAAGGTGAGGCGTGGTCTGTTCCAGCATTCCAATTAAAAAGATTAGCATTTACATCCTGACCCGCTCTTGAAATGTAATCCGATGGACTAACCCCTGCTGACCTGTATAAATCAGTAATGCTATCTACTAATCTCGCATTAATATCAATTTCCATCTTAAGTTCTTCTCCTTCCGCCGCCGACAATGTTAATTGATTAACTCGGCAACCTCTTGCTACTCTCACAAAGTTATTTGATTCGTCAAGAGTTGAAGTTGAATCAGTTGTTAAACTTGCAGGGTCTTTAGCCATTGATTGCTCAAGACTAAAAGAAGGTAATTTATTATCGTTAGATTCCTTAAACACATATGTAATGTTTTTAGGTCTTAGGTCTGTATCAATATCTAAAGTTTGAATACCTGCATCCGATTCGGGGAAGTGAGAAAAATCAACAGGAGGAACAATAGTTGTTCCACCCTTTACTGTTCTATAAAAATGTGGGCCATTTGCTGTTACTACGGCAGTTGCGGCTGTACTAACATTAGTTCCTTCAATATAGATTTTATCTTGTCCTCCGGTCGGAGGCGCATGATTAGCAGGGAAAGTAATAGCAGAATGAGTAGGTCTAGTAAAGGTAATACTATGACAAGCACCAAGAGCATAATAAAGCCAAGCACCAGTATTTGCGACTAAAGTTAAAGAACCATTATCAGCCGTTCTTACTCCCTTATACTGAAAACTAAAGTTCCTTGAACCACCAAGACCAAGATTTAATTGTTTCAATTCTTGGCTTAAGTTAGGGAAAGTAACTGCTTCCATTAATCCTAACCAGTTATCACCTAATAGTGTTTGTCTACCGCTTACTTCAGGATGAGGTGAAGGAGAACCATACGCTCTTAATAGTGCATAAGCAGGAGTTCCATTAGTAGTAGAAACAGGTGTAGAGAGAACAAAAGAAGTTGTAGAATTACTTGCGATGGTATGAGAAGAAACTAAACCATTAGCAGCCGTATAAACATCTACGGTATTACCGATATAAATATTAGGAACAAATTTAAAAACAGTTGTAAATGCCGTATCAGGAGTTAATGTAGTTGTTGTAGTTACAGCACCCGTTCCATCCACCGGAAGATAAATGTCTTGTTCGGGGATTAATGTTGTGCTTGCGCCGCTTCCTAAAAATATGTTGTTATTTACCATGCTTCTCTCTCCTTTCCTTTACAAACTTACTAAGGGAGTGCTAATGCGAATCTTTTTGCTTCTAATGTGACTTTATATCCGAATAATCGCTTGCCTCTATCATTAGATTCAGTTCTTGAACCAAAAAATAATTGATTAAATTTAGAACCATCACTAGCAGTATAACCAGTGCGCTTACTCTCAATCACCCTACGAAGTATCAAGTATATAGCCCTTAGCCTATCCATGCCGTGTGAGGCATCTGCTCCACCCCTCTCATCATGTAATACCCTAATGTGAATGGTGAATGAATAGGTTTCGTTTCTTATATCGTAATTAGCAGTGGGGTATTCAATATTCTGCGAATCTTCAAATACTACGATAGTGGCAGGTGTCCGACTTAAATCAACCCTGCTTCCTTTATTAGCAGTAGTAGTTCTAATATCAATAAAATCAGGAGTTACGGCATGACTAAGATTAATGACTCCTGCATTTTTTAATGCGATAGCATTAGAACCCCATTGAGTAGAAAGCAAATCTAAGAGAAGAGAGACTTCATCCATGTTTCCACCTCCGTATCTATTTGTTTTTTAATGGCTTTTTGGTAATCTTCCAACGCAAACTTCATTACTTCTTCATCACTAAATGAAATATCAATACCTAAATTTTCCGATACATCATTCATAATCAATTGCCTTTCTTTTTGAATACTAAGCAATTTATTAAACAGACTTAAATCAATTGTTATAGCCATTTTTAATCAATCCAAGAAATAAACAATATCGCCTTTACTCTTTAAAATGTCCATAGCCTCTTTACGAAGTATATCGTACTTTTCTTTAGTAGAAATATTTCCACCTGTTTCAGCAATAAGAACACTTTGGTCATCATGTCGGATAATTTCAGCCGCAGTTAATTTGGTGGCCGCTTCGTGAATAGCAGAAGGAACTCTACCATCACCAGCAATATAAGAAACAACAACAGAATTATCTCGGTGATAAGGATAGTCTCTTAAAAAGAAGATTCTGCCTTCTTCGCCAATAGTCCAGTAAGAACCTAGTCTCTTTAAATCTTCTTTATCTGTAAAGTTAATTAATGAACAAACACTTGGTATAGATTCTGTGGTTGTAAATGTAACTACTTGATTACTAAAAGCACCGCCTGTTGTAGCAAGACTTAGAACAACAGTAGTAGAATCAGTAATAGAAGTAATTGTGGCAGTGGTAGGAATATTAGATAAAGTCATAGTCATTCCTACGGATAATTTGCTGGAATCCGCAACAGTGAGGTTTGTTGAGTTATTACCTGAGCATGACTGTTTTATGGTCGCCTTGAGAACGCATTCGGCCCCATCATCCCCCGAAAGGAGGGATGAGATGAAGATTTGTTTGCCATTATCACGGTTCTTAGAGGCATAAAAAAAGTCTGAAATAGATAAAGTGGAAGAAGTGAGGCTTTTTGGAGCAGTTGCCTTAGTAAATTGCGACATAGAAGGAAAGGATTCATTAATTAAAGAAACGATTTCCTCATTAGTAGTCTTAATACCAAATGTATTACAGAACTCATCGTTACCTAAACTACCGACTACATTTTCAGCCAGCATTTCAAAAGACACTCCGCTATCAGGTAATTGTAAAATGATAGAGTTCATGTCTCTAAAATTATCATGTAATGTTATTTTCGCTTGAGCCGAAGCAAATTCTTTGTATTCGCTTCCTTGCCAAAGTAAAAGAGAAACAATTTTTCTAACCTTCATTTGTTTTAATTGAATAAAACCTACATGACCCCCATAATAAGACATATGAGGAAGTTGAGTGAACTCAAAGTTATGATATTCGTCTTTCGTTACAATTGGTCTAAATGACCGCTTGACTTTATCATCAATAATTCCCTCTACTCTTTTAATGATAGCACCTATCTGTGCCTTAGTAGGGTAACTAGAATCAGTAAAAGCGGGAACCTGTAAAAGATTAGCCACCTCGGTATGGTCGGTATAAAACCCCTTACCCTGATTATAATTAGGGTCAATGGAAGTATAATCACTTGGCGAGATTGTTGTTCCCATGCTTACTCACCAAATTCTCTTTTAAGTTTCCGTACATATTTTTTAATTTTATTAGCGTGTTTAGACATTGGGCGATTAGCAGAAGTATTAGAAAAGGGATTCAAATCATATTTTCCATGAGTAGTTATTACCAAATCCACTTCTACATAAGCATCACTTAATTTATCTGCTATATTATCAGCATTTACTTCATTTGTTGAGTATCTATCCTTTCCATAATCAGAAGATTGTTGTAATTTAGGGCTTCCTTCTTCTGCACCTGACAGGACTTGAATATCGGAGACATAAGAATCTATTAGAGTTTTATTATTATTATTGATTTGGATTCCTTTTTTTCTTAATTTTTCTAATTCTTCCTTGTCTTCTCCTTCAGCATTATCTATTTCAGACATTAAAAAGGTTTCTTCATTAAAACTACTGATACTTGCTCTTAACTTATTATAGCCATCTTCTGACATATAAGAATATTTGCCGTCTGTTCCTTTTTCCTTTGAACGGTATGCTTTCGCTGATACTAGTACGGCTTCAGCCGCCGTCATTTCTTCTTCAATGTGTTCATAATTGACTTGTTCTTCTTCGTCTAATTCTGTCCAATCTTCAATGGAGATGACTTCGCCTGTTTTTTTATTCTTTCTTCTAGCAATCATATAGAACTTATCTTGTCCCGCTTTGCTATCTTTACTTTTAATAGAATCTATTACCCTAGTTGAAAAGGTAGGTTCGCTTCCTTTCTTGGTTCTAATTGTCCCAAGTAATTTAACTGTCTTAACACTAGTCGGGTCATTTAATATAGGAGTCAATATTCTTTCAAAAATGTTTTTATTTCTTTCAATAAAAGTTAAGGGGTTATTACTGTCATCAAAGTCAATAGAGAACTCCTTTTTGCCAGTAGTATCTTTATTTCTAAATTGATACATCTGTCCATCGAGGCTGATTACCTGTTCTTCCTGCATTTGAGGTGTTCTGTTATCTAAGTCATCTTTAGCCGCCATAATTTGCATAGGCTTAAACTTGCTTTGTGAAACCTGCGCTCCGTCATTAACAAATGCGCCTTCTTCTAATTTAACGGGAGATAAGTATGTTTCGCTTTCTGGTTTTTTATTCATATTATTAATAGTCTTATCATCTAATTTGAATGAGAATGCAATAGGTTCAACATCTATTTTTGATTCGCTGGAAGCAGATTCAAGTGGCGGAGAAGTACCTAATAATTCCATAAGATAATCAGTTTTACGATTAGTCACTTCACCTTCGTCACTTGTAGGAAAATCACAAGAAAAGTGTTTTTCTGAGCCTTCTGTTGGTCTAATATCATACCTACCCTTTCCTCCTTTTCGTTCAACTAAAGAAACACTCTCTTCAGTCTCTATTTTATCGGTGCTAAAGTTTCCAAAGAAATCAAAATCAGGCAAATCAATTCGCCCGTCTTTGTAAAAAGATGATACTCCGCTACCTCTTAATTTATTAACCACATTAGAATCTAAAATATCCTTTATTTTTTTATCCTGAATGTAATCAAGATTAGAAGTATTTTCTACCTTAGCCTTTCCTTTTTTCATCATAGAAAATCTAGTCCAACCATCACCCTCTCGCTTTAGTAGAGGTACTAAGGGCTTTTCTAAAACTTCTTTAAAAACAGAATTGAACTCCTTTTCTAAAATTTCGCCGTTTTCTCGACTAATACCATCTAATGCCCGTCTATACTTAACGATAAAATATTTATCTCCGCTTTCAAGATACTTACCTATTTCAGTAATAAAAAACTCCCTTCTTTCGGGAAGCGCAGTATTAACCTGACCCCATTTAAATGATACCATTTAATTCACCTCACATAAGCCATTTAGCCCAAGCCGCACCTTTTTGAATTGCTGAACCTAAATGCAATCCACTTGAAGGAGGCTCATAACTCATTTGTCCTTGTGCATCAAGCCAATAAGGACGACCATAACCATCTGTTCCGCTTGGAGGAATCGGATAACCTGTGCCGTTCTGTGTTGCTCCCTGTATTTGTTGGTATTGCTGTTGCTGTCCCATAACTCCCGCCATAGCCATACCTGCTGACGGTTGCATTTGACCGCTTACACCGCCACCAAACCCTTGAGATTCTAGGTACTGTTGCTTCGCCATCTTTCGTTGATTAACCACTTCTGTATTGATAGCAGCGTTAAGTAACTTATTAATGTCAAGTTCAATATTTTCTTGAGTAATTCTTTCGTATTCTCTTAATGCGTCTCTATTGACAGTAATAGATGAACCTGATGTTTCAAAAGATAATTTCGCCAACATTTGAGAAACCACTCTTTCCACTACATCTTCCATTAATTGCTCAAGAGCCGTTAAAAACATTTCACCGTGATATTGGAAAAATTCTTCAACATGATTATCTTGTAAAGAAAGTAAATTATTTACATTTTTAAACTGTTGGTCGCTTTGTGCCTGAACTGCGTTCATTACTGTTCCATTGGTTGTTCCTAAGATTCCCATGATTATTCCTCCTTAATTGCCTCTTCTTGCGGTGGTAGTTCATTTGTTGCTTGAATACTATTGCTTAACATTAAATGATTCAATCTATCTGTCATTATGTTGATTTCAGTAATCAAGCGGATAACCTCTTCGGTGGCTGTCCTGTTATCACCTAAAGCGGGTGGCCTAATAAGCCATCCGGTAGCGGTGAGCGAGGCAACATCATTCTTAGTTAAATTAGTAATAGGGCCACTCTTAAGCATTTTAGGCATTCTTGGCTTAAAGGCTTTAAACTCTAAACCATGTTGGTCTGCTAGTATCTGTTGTTGTAGCATTTCTAGTTGCATATAATGAGAAGCGTGTTTAGGGCAATAAGTTCCTCTTAAGGGTCTTCCCTTAGTGACATTATCTAAAGGAATAGGAGGGCGCATATAATCACCCTGTTCCCATATATGATGAAAACCACATACTACGCAACGGTCTTTTAGATTAAACTTTTTACTGTATTTAATACCCAAAAATTTCTTTGGTTCTGCTCTTAAAACAGCAGTTAATTCTTTCAATTGTTTCTTAGGTTTAAAAGTAATAAACTTATATTCTTGAACTACTCCACTAGCCCTCGCTTGTTTTAGCGGGCTTAGTGCAGGGTTAAATTGTTGCGGTGCTGTTTGTCCTATTAATTGGTTGTTATACATCTTTAATTCCTCTTCATCGTAGAAAATCTATTTATCCTTAGCATTGTTTTTACATACTCTTCGGGGGGCATCCTGTCTTGGTCTGCTGCTTCTTGCAGTATTCTCATGATTTTTTTACCTCTTGCTGTATCAGAAATACCTGACTGATTTACAAAATTAACTAATCTTAAATGGATAGGGTCTGCTATATTTTCTAAGGCATAAGCAATATACTCTTGCTGGCTTTCAAATCTTTCATAAAATTGGTCATCTGTTTTCTCATGTGCTGCGTGTGCTGTTTCATGATTTACAACTCTAACTATGTAATCAATTATTTCTTCATCTGTGGTTTTTCCCTTTGATTTAAGATATTCATAGACATTTTTTTCGTCTATTCCTATTTCATCTGTATTAGGGTCATATTCTCCAACCCAACCTTCAGGTAGGGGTTTAAAGTCAATATCAACCTTAAGTATATTAAACCACATAATAATCAGTAATCCTTTATCATTGTCATTACGCCTCTATATACCATTTCGGGGTCTGACTTTGCTGAAACTAAATACTTAAAACAAGGTATTCCCTTTTCATTTAATTGTCTCATTCCGTACTTAAACGGTTCAAAAATATCATGCTTATCAATGCTTTGGCCCTCAACCAACGGATATTTTTCTCCCCATATATCATACTTATTAGCCCATATACCTACGGCCATAGGATAATCCGCTTCTCTTTTCTTTTTACCCGTAGGCCAAATATCTGACACAATAGTATCTACTAAAAACTTCCACGCTAATTGATGGTCTAAATTAGAAGAATTATCCAAATGCCTGTGGTCTATCATAAATATAATATACTTTACTTTACGCCTTTGCATATCCTTAGTCCATTCTTTCCAGTAAATTGCTTCTCCGCCAATATCTGCATTTCGTATAGTATGGGACTCTCCATCTATTTTTACATTTTTTCTAGAAGACCTATGGACACCTACGGTTCTTTCTTGAATAGTGGGAACTTCGCCCCTCGTTCTCAATTGATGGCTTAAGGTAGTTTTACCTACCATTGTAGCCCCATATACTCCAAAATTAATAGCGTGGACTTTTTTATAGAAGCCAATGATTGCTTCACCGACTAATATAGCAAACCCCGTCATTAAAGACATTTAATGCCCCCAAATCCCAGTAATGCGGTCAATAATCCATCCCATTATATTAATATCAAAAACACCCATAATGTTTCCTATGAGTAGTGCTGATAGTGTAGCGCAAGAACCCCAAAACCATGCTCTCATTCTCATAAAGAACATATCAGCAGAATGCGCTCTTGATTGATTATAAGCATAATCGGAGTCAGAAAAGCCTAGTAAGTCAGCAACAACCATTTAACCACCTCATTGAAGGGCGGCTAGGAACTCATTTCCTACGGTATTGTCATCTTCTTGGATTTGATTTTGATAAAAGGTAGTGCCGTATTGCTTTGCGCTTTCTCTCATCTTTTGTCGCTGTTGTTCATCTCTAGCCTTTCTTTCCCAGAATGCTGCAATTTTTCTATCTAGTAGCCACATTTCGATTCTATCGTTTAATGCTAAGTCGAACAAGGCTTTCATAACCATAATTGAACCAATCGTTCCTAGCCCAAACAGAACTGAATGCGCTAAAGGCCCATAAGGAAAACCAGTTCCAAATTGAGCATAGGCCCAAACATTTGTTCCGCTTAGTGCGCCGACAAATAAAATTGTCATAACTAATCTAGTATCTTGACTTAATGCTGGCATTTAATCACCTTAAGAGTAGTTAATGAAAACAGAAGCATCTCCATACGGACCTGTCTTGACTTCTTCATAATAAATGCCTTTAGACATTAATATGCCATGTAAGTCAAATTCTTGAGATTGGTCAGGCTGGACGGTTAAGCGACAAACTTCTTTATCAGTATTCGATGTTCCATCAAATACTTTAACGAGAATAGGTGCGCCATTATCAGCACAAGCATGAATCGAAACTAACTTGCATTTTCCTGTAAATACTTGCGTATTTGCTGTCAATAAACCGCTACTTCTACAACTGGGCATTCATAATCACTTCCGTTCAATTGCACTAGGAGGGTTGCCCCTCTTAAGTGTGTTGGTTTGCTTATTCAGTCAATGCTGATTTTTTACTCTTAGACAAGGTTTTCTTAGCCTTTGTCTTAGGAGGGAGCAAAAATACACACAAATCGTCGTGGGTTGAAAGGTCTTGACCTAATGCTCTTGATAATCTAGTGAGCCGTTTAGGAGGAATTTCACGCAATTCCTTCCTATCCGCTTCTTCAAAAGAAACATCAAGGGAGGAATCGCCCAAATAGCCCAAACATTGATTCACTGGTAAATCAGTGATTTCATTTGTTCTATCTAACAATCGTCCGTGAATAAGTAAGGTCTTAGACCTTGCTCCTTTCTTTAGTTTAATTGTTACCAATTAAATCACCTCAAAGAAGACCAAATACTCTAACTCTAACGATTCCCTCATCACCTGTTCCGCTTTGTTGGGCGGAACCAGTTGATAGAATCAATTTAACGCTTGAAGAAGATTCATAACCACCTGATGTTGAAACAACGGCTCTTGCTGAATGACCGATTTCTTCAACACCTGTAATCATAATTTGAGTGATTTGACTTAATCCTACTTGAGTAGCAGTTAAGGTAATACCGCCCTGAACATAAGCACTGATGTTAATGATTGCATCAACCATATATTCATCGCCATTTACTCTAGGCTTGGTAAAACCCTTATGGTCTGCCAAAAGTGTTACTGTATGCGTCACTTAATCACCTCAAAGAAGGTTGGTAATCTTACCTTGACCCTTAAAGTATGAACAGCCCATTTCCGCCATTGTTCGGTAAAGAGCCTTGTTTCCAAGAGAGCCGACACCGAATGGGTTTCCGTTGCTGATACCGTCTTCAAAGTATTGAGTCGGCTTCATAACAGATAGCCACAAGTGGTCTGTATCAAGGAAAAGCATGTCACTAACCAAATCAGTGTTTAATCCAGTCGAAGTCATAGCCGCAACAGGAATCATAGGAATGTCGTAGTAAGTAGAAACTCGGAATCCGACTTCACTACCCTTAACACCACGAACACCGTTCACAGTGGGAACAATTTCCTTTCGGTCCATGAAACGCTCTTGAGCCTGTAATAAGTCAGAAATCGTTTGAAGCGTATCATATCCAGTAAGAATAACCTTTGGAGAACCACCCGCAACACGGAGTCTGCGAATCATGTCATTAAGAACAGTAAGAGTCAATTGTCGTGCTTCTGCTGAAAGGTAGCCATCACCAAAAGAAACTTCTGCATCCAAATACTCGTTGCCTGAATCACTTCTTAATTTTCCGTAAAGTGTATCAACGGCTTGTCCAGTAGCACTTTTAATAAGGTTTCCACCACCATTGTCAGCAAGTTCCGTAATTTCAGCCGAGTTGGAAACAATCTTCAATAGAGAAGTATAATTTCTATCAATACCGCTTGCGCCCGCATAGTCTGTTTCGGGAGTATAAGCCTCCAAAGGAGTAACAAGCATAGCATTTTGAACTTCTGCGTGATGCTTACCCATGTCCTCTCTTAATTGCGCTCGAATATCACCGATACCGTCATCAATTTGAGCCATTTCCATAGCAAGTTCACTGAAAGCGAATTGATGTGCAACAATCTTTGGACTGGTGAACAATGTATCGTATTCAGGAGCAATTGATTGAAGACCGTCCGAATCGGAATCTAATGAAGCATTTTCAGGCACTCCACCAGTTCGGTCTGCTCTCAAAGAATCAGCACCATAAAGTGCAGTATTGAGAGCAGTGTTTGAAGCGGCAGAAATGTCCAAAAAGTTTCCACTACCACCGGCAGGTCGCTTCTTGAGGATTCTCCAACCACTTGAAGAATAAGGACGCTTTGAGATAACAGACAATGCGTTGCATTCTCGGTTTAGCATAGACCAAACCTTTTGACCGTAAATCTTGTTGTAAAGATTAGCGTTAATGCCGCTTGGTGCGCCTAATGCTCCATCGTGAGCAGTATGAATACCGCTAATTGTTCCTTGAGCCTTTAGCAATTGGTTGCTAATGCTTCCGGTTGCGCCGGTTCCGTATGTCTGTGCTTCTAAATCTGCAATTGTGTTAATGTAACTCATCTTAAACGCCTCCTACCATCTTGTGAATGTCTGACCAATCCATTTCGGCCAATTCATCCATTGTTGGGAGTTTAACAGTCGCCTCTTCTTGAGCCTTTAGAATGGTTTCCTTTTCAGCAGTTAGAGACTTTCTCAATTGAGAGAACTCGTTCTTCATAGCGGCAATTTCTGCTTGAGCATCATAGTTCGCCTTTGAGATAAGAGATTCTCTTGAAGAGGTTTCGGAAGCAAAACGGTTTTCAAATTGCTTTTGGAGATTGGTGTAGGCAAGTGCTTCAAGTTGTTCTTGACGGAAAGCCTCGTAAGCCTTCTCGATGTTTCCAACAGACAAATCTAGGGTTTCTAGTTCTTTGTTGTCGAATGACTTAACAACGGGTAAATCGCTGGCCTTTGGCTTTCCGTTGGTAATAACCACACGGTCTGCTGGTTCGCCGATTTCAACGCCAGCACCATCAAGAGTAGATAGAAGGGCTTTTCTTTCCTCATCCATGTATTCCATGCTTTCTTCGTCTTCCATCTTTTCATCCATCATGGGCATTCCCTTTTCTTCGGTTAAATCCATGTTTTCTTCATCTTCCTTACGAAGAGTATTTACCTCTTCCATAAGTGCGTCTAGTTCTGCTAATGCTTTTTCAATCTTAGTCATATTACTCATTCCTTTTGTTTTTGTTTTGTCTTGTTTTAAAATATCGAATCGTGCTTCTGGGTTAATTCCTTTTTCACAGATTGTTACCTCATGTAGTTCAAGTTTGCTAATTTCATTGTAGTCTCCTAATTCTTGGTGGTTTTTCTTTACTTTTTCTAAAGCCTGTCCTCCAATACTAAATGACCTCAATGAACCTTTTCTAATGCCTCTATTAATTTCTTTGGCTTTTTCTATATCGTCTCTTAACTTAATAACAACAAAGAATCCTACATCATCAACTTCTGTTTTCCATAGTCTTCCGCTTTTGTCTCTATATGATTTTACTACTTCCCCAACTTGAACATTAGAATGATTAGTCATTACATTTCTAAACTTTGGGTTCTCCATATATTTACTTACTGCTTCGTTAAGTGCTTTGAGTGTAATTAGGTCATTCTGTTTATCAACGATTTCAATGCTGGCATATCCCCCAATCATCAACTCGTCGCTTTTCAGAATCGTGAACTCGTTGGTTCTGTTTGACATTACCGCCGAACTCATTCTTCCTCAACTCTCCTTAGTTCATTCCAGTATATAAAGAACATTACTCGCTAGTGGGAATGGGTAATTTATTGTACCTATCTTGGTAGATATTCCACCTTCCTTCATCCCCGTCTTTGTCGGCAGGGGTTTGTTTATATCCAGTCCATGCTAGCCACATTTCTTTACCTTCTACCTTAATAACTCTAATATGTAATTTAGTCTCAAACTTATTACCTTTTAAGAAATATTCATGGTAGCCGTCTTTTTGAACGCCTAATTCTATATCTCCAGCATCAATGATTTTTCCTCGTTCAATGTTCTTTGAAACTTCTGCTGGATATTTACCAGCCGCCCCAAATAAATCAAACATCTCTTCATCATTTTCTAAATCAATAGTCCAAAACATAGATTCATCATCTACTTTAATAGCAAAAGTAATGTTATCATCTTCTCTTGAGTATAATTTGAACTGTCCTTTTCTGTAATTTTCTGGAGTTTTATATGCTTTAAGCATAGCATACTTATCCGAAAAGCCCGAACCAAAGGAATTACAACTTTCATATCTATCAAGAATTTCTTGTTCTTTGGGTGTAGAGTAATGACTAAACATTTCACTAATAAAATCATACACTTCCTCATCACAATCAAGTCTATTAATGAATTCTATTGAATCATGTAATTCATCCTCTAATGTAGCCTTATATTTTGGTAAACTATTAGCCACCCAATCTAATTCTAGAAAGTTTTCCCAAGAACCTTTTGCATCAACCCACCATTCAAGGTTTTCTCGTTTCCATTCTATATAGTCTTGTTTTAACTGTTCGCAACAATCTCCCGAAACAACAGCATCAATTTCAACTTGTGCTACATTTTGAGTCTCGTCGGGCTTTTCTTCTACTCTCATAGTAGGGTTATTCATTCTTTCTTTGAATTGTGATTCTCTAGCCATCATAGCACTCTTTGATTTTTTTATATCATCTTCCTGCATAATTTTATCATTATCAGCAGATAATTTATTTTCCTTTAGAGAAATACCGTCTCTTAGTGGAAACCATTCTTTAACATCTGTTTCTTTAGACTCTAGCACATCTTCATATAAAGATGGGTGTTTTTGAACTAAGAAATTGTGAACCTGCTTGGGTGTTTTATCCCCATTCATTTTCAAATATTGAAACACAGCCACAGTTAGGTCGCTTTGCTTTGATTTCATTATTTCCTCTACTTGTGATTTCCACATATCAATATCCATAACAGCATTCTTAGACATTAAATTATTTTCTTCGAAACCATAGATAGTAAATCCATCTAAATCGGATTTAACAATAACATTAGTTTCTCCGTGAATGTGGTCAGTAATTTTTATTCCTTTAGTTAAAGCAGATTCAACACTATAATTCAAAGACTTCTTAGTATCTTTAGATAATAATTCTAGAGTAACTAATTTATCGGGGTGTTCTACTTCAGGAATTTCGATGACTTTAGCGGAGAATAAACTAAATCCTTCTCCTTTCTTTTTAACTTCATCAACTTTTACTCTAATAATATCCCCAACATCAACTGATATTTTGGTGTTTAGTGCCTTGCCCACACCTAAGTATTTAGTTTTGTTTATTTCAGTAAGGCCATTCATTTCTTCTGTAATAGGCCCAACGCCAACAGTATAAGAAAAAAGATTACTCTTAGTCTTTTTCTTTTCTAAAACAATAACATCTAAATCAACGAACTTCTTCCACTTAATCCACTTGGGATTTTTCTTTGTGCCTATATAGTATGTCGAGGTAGAATCCTTTATTACTACTCCTTCGGAGGATGGATTATCCATCATATCTTTAGCATACTTCTCAATATCCTTTAAGTTATCTGCCTGTCGAGTATCTTTCTTTGAAGGGAAGGCAATCGCTTCTCCTGTTTTAGCCGAGTAATTGTTGAATAAAGTAGTCATTCTGTCTTCTAATTCCTCATCAGTTAAGGTCTGTGCTTCATGTCTAATAATATCAAATACATGGCATCTTAATTTAGCATCCTTATATTTTCCTTTAAATACATGGGCGATTGTATCGGCTCTATGTAATGGTTCATCTTTATCAAACAGGACTAACTCAGCATCAAAAATACAATCACCGTATTCTTTCTTCTTTAATTCTTCTACTTGAGCCTCGCACTTATCAGTAATGTCTTTCTCATTATAAGAATAGATACTTACCTTGCCATCTAATTTGTGTAATTGAACTCTCATACCATCGAATTTTTCTTGAACATACCAATTGCCACTAAAGCCTTTTAATTCATTAATGTCATCAATATCAAAAATTCTATACATCGGCTTATTAGGAATAATAAAATGAGAGACTGACTTTTCTTCTATTCCTCCTTCCGATTTGGTTACTCCCTCGACCTGCTTCAAGTCATCTAATTCCTTTTCTTCATGCTGAGAAAAGAACATTAACTCTAACATATCCATAGCAGCCCTTACCTTCGATTCGACTTTCTTTGAGTCTTTTCCGTCTCCGTAATGCTCAATAATGTAGAGGGCTATGTCCTCCGATTCTATGTCAAGGCCCATAAGACCCTCGGTTATTGAGTCCACTTCCATATCTTTAATCGCTAAAACCTCTTCAGATAAGGCTTTATTGTCATTCCTAAGAGCATAGTGAACGAACTTGAGCATAGATTCAGGATTACTTAATAATTCTTCAAGAACATTCCCTTTGAACATATCAGCGAAGGGGTCTGCTACAATAGGAGAAGAATAGCGAAGAAGTTTAATTTTTTCAAACAATTCCAACGCTTGTCTTGAAGAAGGATTACTGATTTCCTTGTCTTCTAAATCTTCTTCATCAATGTAGTTCTTCAATTCTTTTCCTGCGGCATCTAATTCATTATATGATTCTTTAATCATATCTACTGCTTTACGCCAACGACCAGAATACTCATCGGGGTCATTCCTAGCAGAAAGAAACGCCACTCTTGTTTTTTCAAACAAACGAAGTATTTCTAAAGAAGGTTGCTTATCCTTCTCAATTGAGCCGAGTTTCATTTAAAACCCTCTCTAAAAATTATCATCTAAAGTAGTATCGGATGCTTCACTATTATAATGAGCAGTTTGTTCTGGAATCTTTTGTAATTTTTGTTCTAATTTACTAGCCTTTACTCCGAGAGTAGCAAGTAAAGATTTAACATTATCTAAATCATTTAGTTTAGCACCCTTTTCTTTCATGCCTTCTACTTCTGCTCTTAATACTTCCATAGCACTTTCAGTCTCATCAATCATCATAATGAGAGTTCTTCTTGCTTCATCATCTAGCATAGGATTGGTTCGGTAATCGGATTCCCGAACTGCTTTAATAATTAAAAGAGCCTTTTTCATTTCTCCTGCATAAGCATGAAGTGTAGTAGGGCCATCGTTTGATTCCCCCTTGTAAGTATAATTTTCAGCCTTTGGTCGCTTTAATTTAACATGCTCGGATTCATCATCCATAGGACTTCTATTATTATCCATTAACGAATGATAAAGGATTTCTTTTGCGTCTCTTGCTTTTTGAATAGCCATACTAATTTTTCTTTCTTCTCTAGTCACTCTTTCCGGCATTTTAATCACTCCATTTTATTCATCATTTTATGAATATCCGACCAATCCATAGAAGCAACATCAGTTGTAGGAACTGAACCACCAATTTGATTATTAATAGCGGGGGTAGGGCTATTAGAAACAACAAGACCTGCCTTCATTAAAAGATTATCTTTTGCATAAAGGGTCTTTTCTAATGCTTCAACCTTAGCAGTTAAAGCCTTAATAATTTCTAATACATCTTTGTTAATACTTTCTTCTGTCATAATATCACATCCCAAACTTAGCCTTGCATCTATCTCTTCCTTCTTCATACTCTTTGTAATTAATTTTACCTTTACCATGAAGTTTTGCTAAACGGTCAATACAAGCAAGATAACTACTAGAATCTAAAGTGCTTCCCCTCATAGGTTGTCTTCTTTTTTGTCCTGTTCTTCCAGCCGCACTCATTCCTCTTGCCTTATTCAAATCACCTGAACAACCGCAACCGCAACCTGCTTTTAGTATTTCTTTCCATGTCATTATTTTTTGCCCCCTTTTCCTTTAGGATAAATTAAATCTCTTAACTGTCGGTAAAGGAGTTCATACTCCTTACGAAGTTTGGTAGCAGTAGCGACTATATCAATGTTCCTTTCATCCATTGACTTCATTTTTTTATTTAACTTCTTGTCTGACTTAGTTAAATTTAATTCTCTAAGAACCTCAATTAACTCTCCTAATTTAGTAAAGTCCTGACCAAAAAATTCAGTGGGTTCGGATGCTTGAAGAACCTTTTTAAGTTTCTTTCTTCCTTTAGCATCTAATGAATCAAGAATCTCTTTAGGTTTTTGTTTTTCTTCTTTTAGGATAAAATTATCCCCTTCTCCGTAGTAATCCCAAGTCATTCCGATGCCTCCGTCATTGTTTCAGGTTTTTTACCCTCTATTAAGGTAGTAAGTCTTAAATTAACTTCTTGTAATTTTTGTGAATTAGCGTCTAATTCTTCTATCAAAGCATCAATTCTGCGAATGGCTTGATTAGCAATAGTGGGTAGTCCTACAAACTCCATTTCTCCGCCTACCTGTTCCCAACGAGCGTCGGGGTTTTCAGTTAAATAAACCATTGAACCCCTTGAAATATCTTGTTCTGCTTTAGCAGATTCTTTTTCAATTTTTCTCATGGTTTGATTCATCTGTGAACAAGCATTAAGGCCATCAATAATTATGCCTTTAATTTCAGCAATAGGATTCATCCCTGAAAACATATCAACCTTTTTCATAAAGTCTTTAGTGAGTTCTTCTGTTTTGATAGCGGCACTTAAATCACTAACATATTTGCCTAATTTAACCTTTTCTTCGCCAATTTCCCTTTCAACATCTGCTTTGGCTTCTTTAATATACCTTTCTTTATTGTTTTGTAAATCTCTAATTTCTGCAGTTTTAGCCCGAATTTCTTCCGGTTTATTCTTTTTATAACCGCCAGCATTTAATAAAGTCCTTAAAGCGTTATTTAATTCTGTAAATTTTCTAGCAACTAAGGTATCAGTATTTTCTAATACTTTTTCTAAGTCTTCAATGGTTGTTTTGACAGCATCTCTTTTACCCTTCAATTTAAGTATTTTCTTTCTATATTTATTTGTTAATTGAGTAGCCTTACGGTATTCTCTATTGATTTCTCTATCTCCGCCTTCATCAAATCCTTGATTAAGTCTTCTTTGGATTCTTCTTAATTCTCCGCCCCTTTTTCTTTTATCTCTAGTGGCTTCGGGTAAATATCCATGTTGTTGAGAATGAAGTAGTTCTAATACTCTAGGTAAAGCCATTTGGCTGAAGGTCTTCATACCACTTTCATCCAATATATCAATTTGTTTTTCTTTTAATTTAGTAAGTTGGGCTGCTAAATTTTTAACATTAATATCTTTATCAGTTTTCTCGTAGGTTACATCACCGGTTTCTTTATCTTTTGAAAATTGTTTTCCTGATAATACTCCATCAACCAACATTTTGCCAAATTTATCCATAAAATAATTAGGTTGTTTTTCTAGAATTTTAAACATATTAATAACTTGATTAGAGTTCTTCTTTACTTTTCCTATTTTAATATAAGGTCTTTGGACACCATCTACCTCGTATTTTCTACTGCCTTTTTTAGAGTCCTGTCTAATTACTTTAGCAGCATCACCTATTTGTATTAAAGGCTCTATTAAGTTTTGTAAAGAACTTAAAAAGTTATAGGCTTTAGTTTCTTCATCCTTTTCAAGTAAATCGGAAGCCATTACGCCTCTCGCATCGGAAGCCTCTCCTTCTAATTGTTCCTCAACAATATCAGTTGTAGGTGCTACATAATCTTCTTCTTCGCTTTGTAGTCTGTCTTCTTCCTCATCAGCCTTTTTAATATACTTTCTATATTTAACCATATTAGAAGAATCAAGGTTCTTTAACAAAGACATTTTAATTTCCAAAGGAGAAGCCTCTTGCTTAACTAAAGAAGAAGTTTCATTATCTAATTCAGCCTTGCGTAAAAGCCCATAAAAGGACTGGTCTTTAGATAATTCAATAATCATTTAATCACCTTTTTTTGTAGATAAGGTGTCTTTATCTAAACTGCTTCCACCGCAACGATTACAATTAACTTTCTTTCCATCAGGAGAACGGGTTATTTTACCAGTTCCCCTACATCTTTTACATTGTAAATCAGTTTTAGTTTTATTACTTTTAAAACCGGTATTACTGCTAAAACCGGTTTTACCTTTAATAACTTCTTTCCAAATATTAATCACCTCAAAAAGGAATGTTTTCTGACTTCTTGTGTTTTTTAGAGGGAAGTAAGATAACATCAGGATTATCTGCTGATGAAGGTCTTGCTTTGTGGGTTGTATCAGGAGGTAATCCAACGGAGAGATTGCGGTTCTTTTTAACCTTATTATTCTCTTGTGCGGTCAATGCTTTGACTTGTGCTAGTTCTTTTGTTAATCGTGCTTGCTTTTGTTTTAAATCTTCTGTCATATAATCACCTGTTATCTTTAAATTGGATTGCTGCAACATCTATATTTCCTTGAGTTCCGAGAAGTAATTCCATTAATTGTTCATCATTATAAGAACCAATTACATCCATTATTTTGTCGATTAAATCTTCACGAGTAGCATTGAGTAATTCCTGTCTTTCTAATCGGTCTTCTTCCACATCATCTAAAGAATCATCTCTATTAGAATAACTTTGTAAATACTGTTCACTGGCTTGAGACGGCCGACTTCCACCAGACATTCTTGTTTGTGGCTTTTGCCTAGACTTATCCTTAATTTGCTTTCTTTTAATAATTACTTCTCGCCAATCCATATTAACCAACTCTTCTTTCTGTTCTTTTATC